CGGACAGTCTAACAAAGTTCAAGAATAAGTTTGACTTCAAGGACGCGGAAGCAGCGTTTCAAAATATGGAAAAGGTAGCCGCCATAGATTTTACTGGTATGTCAAACGCCCTCGAGGGGATAAATAGTAAACTGAGTATAATGGGCGTTGCGGCTGGCGTAATAGTAGCAAAAATTACCGAGGCCGCTCTATCTGGTGCAAAAAAACTGGCCGACACCTTAGTTCTTAGCGCGGTTGGCGATGGTTTTGGAGAATACGAGACGCAGCTTAATGCTGTGCAGACAATCCTTGCTAACACTTCGAAGGCGGGGGTAAATCTAGCAGATGTGACTGAAGCGCTCGACGAGCTTAACGAGTACGCCGATTTAACCATCTACAACTTCACCGAGATGACCAGGAACATCGGCACCTTCACGGCTGCTGGTGTGGATCTAGGCACAAGTGTGGCAGCCATCAAGGGTATCGCGAATTTAGCTGCTCTATCTGGTTCGAGTTCGGTACAGGCATCAACTGGAATGTACCAGTTAAGCCAGGCCATTTCCTCGGGAACAGTTAGACTGATGGATTGGAATAGTGTTCAGAGCGCCGGGATGGGCGGCCAAGTATTTAAAGATGCCTTGATAACAACGGCTAAGGTGCATGGAGCCTCGATGGCCGACATGAAAGCCGCAGAAGATGATTTCCGTGGAAGTCTTACTACGGGTTGGCTATCTTCAGAGATTCTATTAGAAACCCTATCCCAATTAACGGGCGATCTGACTGATGAACAATTAAAATCTATGGGGTACACCCAAGACCAAATCGTTGAGATTCAAGCACTGGCGGTTGTCGCTAATGACGCAGCGACCAAGGTTAAGACTTTCACCGCTCTAAAAGATGTACTCCAGGAGGCCCTAGGAAGTGGTTGGGCAGTAAGCTTTCGTTGGATTTTGGGTGATTTCGAGCAGGCCAAAGAGTTATGGGGTGGAGTAGCGGAAACTCTCACTACTGTAATCGACGAATCAGGCGACGCAAGAAACGCCCTTCTACAAGGCTGGTCAGAAAGAGGCGGTCGAGCCACTGCTGTACAGGCTCTTATGGATGCGCTGGAAGGCGGACTGGCTGTTATATACCACGTTAAAGATGCGATTCAGGATGTTTTCAAACCACTAGAAGTTGCTGATTTACTTGGGATCACTCGGAAGATTGGCGCAATGGCCACAAGGTTCCGAGAATCTACGGTTGGTATGGACAATTTCAAGAACGTTGTCCGTGGCATTGCTTCTATATTCAAAATATTCTTTATGATCATAGGTGCTGTTGTAAAGGTTTTTAACCTGTTCTTCAGAGGCGTGACATTAGTGGATGGTGGTATTTGGGCTCTTCTTGGCGGCATAGGTGCTGCGATATTTGCTTGGCAACAATGGGCCGAAGAGACCAAGTTCTTTAATAGGCTTGCAATAATAATTGCTTTCCGCCTGGACTATCTTAAAAATACGATTAAAGATCTGGTCAGACAATTTCTTGAGCTAAAAGTCGTTAAAGATGTCGTCGCATGGTTTAGAGGTTTAGGGAAAGACGATTGGTTAAACGTTTTAGCGGGGGCCAAAGCAGTTCTTAGAGCCATTATAGCCCCATTCTACCTATTGGCGGTCGGCGCGAAACTCCTATACAAGGAGATAGTTAAACTAAAGGTTATCCAAGACATCGTTGCCTGGTTCAATAACATAGATTGGGCAGCCACAGCCCAATACTTTAAAGATTTGGCTGGGGAAGCGCAAGAGATGTTCGACACCTTTAAAACCGAGACTCTTCCAAATTTCGGTGTCGAAATAGACGAGATGATTGCGAAGATTAAGGAGTTATGGGACGAATTCAGTAATTCCGATGTCGTCGAGTCTTTTCTCGGGTTACTGGATACCTTTGATGGTCGTCGAATAAAACAACTTGGAGCCGATGCCAAAGAAGGTTTTAGTTGGATAGATAGTTTAAAAGAATCGAAATTTGGTGTGTGGCTTGAAGAAACTCTTGGTAAGGCCGGAGCTAAGGCAAAAGAATTAGGTAAAGGGTTGCTCGAGGGATTAACAGAGGTCTTCAACTATTTTACTGAGAATGCCGGCAATCTTGACTATTCAACCCTCTTCGATATAATCAATACTGGATTATTAGGCGGAATGATGCTGTCTATACGAAGCATTGCAAGCGGCGATTTCATATCCAACATCGTAGACGATTCCGATTTCGGAGAAGGCATCATAGATGTATTCGGTCAACTAGAAGGCACGATAGGGTCCTTCCAGAACAACATACGCGCAGATACGCTACAAAAGATAGCTGTATCTATAGCTCTTTTGGCGGGTTCTGTCCTCATGCTTACCCTAGTTGATAGCACGAAACTAGAGCTGGCCACCGCAGCTATTGTGGTTATGCTCGCTACGTTATTCGGGGCCTCAGGGGCTCTGAAATTAGTAAAACCGAAAGATGCGATTCAAGCTGCAGTTGTGATAGTCGGTATAGCTATAGCTGTTGCCATCCTTAGTGGTGCCTTATTCCTATTGAAGGACCTCGACGCAGACCAAATACAGTCGGGGATGGAAGCTATTATAGTTTCCTTGGTTGCTTTGAACACGGCTGTTGCCACTCTGAAAACAGGAAAAAGCTCGGGTAAAGCCGTAGCAGTTATAATGGGTATAGCGATAGCCCTAGCGGCGCTATGGGTACCTATTAAATTATTCGGTACCACAGATCCCGCAATCTTGACTAACGGCTTAATAGGCGTTGGTCTTGCTTTGGCCGGACTGACTGCATCCTTAGCCGTATTATCTAAAACAGGCGGCGATAAGAATAGTAGCCTTAAGGCCGCTATAGCTATGCTCGCTATAGCAAAAGCCATGGAGAAACTATGGATGTCCGTTGTGAAATTCGGCGTTCTGGACAAAGATATCCTATCGCAAGGCTTAAAAGCTATAGGTATAATCATGGCGGGCATGGCAGTCTTCTCTAGAGGAATAAAAACAAAACAGATTCTAGAAGCAGGCGTGGCAATGCTTGCTATGGGCGTTGCTCTTAATGTTGTGTTTATAGCAGTAGAGGCGTTTGGTAAGATGAATTTCAAGGAGCTTGTTGTTGGGATGACGGCTATAATCGCAATAATAGCTTTATTTGCCATAGCTGGATTTCTTATGGCAGGTGCTTTGCCTGCGGCCCAGGCAATGGTAGTGATGGCTGCCGCTTTGATTTTGATAGCTATTGCATTGAAGATTCTGGCAACGATTCCAGTAGAGAAATTAATGGCGGGTATCATCGTAATAGCTGTGGTGCTTCTTATATTCATCGTAGCTGGTTACCTGTTAGCTCCAGTTGTATTAGTGCTGGTGGCTTTCGGCATCGCTCTGATGCTTATCGGTATAGGCGCCGCTCTATTCGGTTTGGGGATTATGTTGGCAGCGCTCGGGCTAGCGGCACTTGCTAGTGCGTTCGTTCTTGTTGGATCATCCCTTGCTGTCATTGGTCCTGCTATTGTTCAATGGATACCTCAGATGGCGATAGCCATAGCAGAAGGCATAACTGCATTCATCGTGGAGATAGCTACGAAGCTTCCGGAGATTATCGAGGCCGGTAAAGAAATCCTTTTGGCCATAATCGAAGGTTTCGTATCGCTCTTCCCTGATATAGTACTTATGGTAGGAGAGCTGATCGTTGAGTTACTAGAGGGCCTTGTGGCGCTTTTACCCCGGATAGTTCAGGCCGGGTATGATATTCTAATAGCCATTATGAAGGGCGTTGAAGACAATATCAAAGAGGTTGTTACTACGGCTCTCAGTATTATAGACCAGTTCATCCAAGGGATAACAGACGGGCTACCGGACATTGTAACGTCGGCAGTTGAGCTATATTTCACCTTCCTCGAAACTATCGAATCAGAGGTCATTACTCAAGACAATATTGAGAGATTGATGGCAATCGGTCTTAGTGTAGCAGGGAATATCATAGCCGGGTTGGTAGCTGGTATTGGGAATGGTGTCCAAGCAGTTGGATCTGCCATTTGGAATCTTGTCACTGGTGCTAAAGATCAAATGGAGGGTCCCGAGGGTGTTGATACTGGATCCCCATCTAAATGGTCTTATGGAGTTGGTCAGAATATTATTCAGGGTTTGGTGAACGCTCTCGAACAGGGTATTCTTACTACTAGGAGCGCCATCAAAGAATTTACGATGAACACCAAGAAGGAATTCTCACCGTTAATCTCATTGCTGTCGGACGAACTTAATGACGCCATAGAACTTAGACCACTCATAACCCCTGTTATGGACCTTAGTGAAGTCACAGCTGGTGCTGGATTAATTCGGAGTGCGTTCGGTAGTGTTGCCATACCCGCAGACTTAACCGCTATTGGAGTGGGGACAGGTACTGTGGATGTCAACGCTACGGATAGCGACGATAACGAAAATGGTGTTATCTACAATCAATACAATTACTCGCCAAAGGCTCTTGATAGAGCCGCGATCTATAGGCAAACAAGAACGCAAGTGGCGACATTGTCAAGGAAGGTATTCGAGAAATGATAGAAACGTTATGGATTACAAATCCTAGCGGAGACACACTCGAATTAAATTTGAGGAGCTCAGAAGTTGATCATGGGCTCCTCGTTTTTAATATGACGGGACTGGGTCCTCCTAAAGCTACTGTTAGTGGTGAAGGGGGACCTGGTTACGACGGTATTCGAGCCAGCTTCGTACGGACGGATGCGAGACACATGGTTTTAACTTTAGCGGTAACTGCTAGAGGAGATGACGAAGAGATAGCTAAGCAGTTGATATATGACTTTTTCCCAATAAAAGGAACGATTGGTCTAGGTGTAACTACTGGAGCAAAGAATGTCTATACAGAGGCAATTGTTGAAACGAACGAATTTAACCAATTCGCTAAAGTGGAGAATGCGGTCATTGGACTATTCTGTCCAGATCCATATTTCCTAGACATAATTCCGCAAGAAGTTAATATCCGGCAAGATGAGGAAACAAACGTGGTGTATACTGGGGACGTTTCCACAGGCATCTATATGAAACTTATCTTTGGTGGGGCCTGTGACGACGTGTATATAACTAATGACAATGGAGGTCAAGCTATGTACGTGGATCTCGCTTTAGTTGGCGGGGCCGCTATGGGGGACAAAGTATATATTGACACTCGGGTTGGTCAGAAATCGGTCATACACGAGACGTGGCTGGGAACTCAAACAAATTTACTTTCGGGCATGGGCATGGTTGATGATTGGCTACAACTTCATCCTGGAGATAATAACATCGAGGTGGCCGCGACAGTTACCCCCCACGCAGACATACCGACTAATTTGGTTGAGTATTGGCCACTTAGTGAAGAGAACGATCAAGGGGCTTTAGGAGTTCATGCTGATAATAATCTCGCAAGGAATGGTGTTATTGGTAAAGGCTTCCCACTATTGGGATATACTTATCCTTATGCCCGAGACTTTGTTTCGGGAAACGAAGCATATTTTGAAAACTTAACCCCTGCCGCAGCTCTTTGCCCGATTGGAGATTTCGCCATTTCTTTTTGGGCTAACGTAGATGTTTATGCGAACGATGGTTTTATACTGGAGGCTTTGAAGGTCTCGCCCGGTGGTTTTCATATAAATACCGTGACGGGTACAAGGATACAATTTGGTGTCAAAGCAGACGGGGCGATCCAGACATCGGTTCACCTTGACACGGCAGCGGTTGGTACGTGGGCTCTCTATACTTTTTGGTTCGACCTATCAGAGATGAAAATCTGGGGGCAAATGAATTTAGGAACAGAGGAGTGGCAGAACCAACTGACGGCCCCATCTACCTGGAGTTCGAAGCTTAGTATGGGTGGCGGCAGCATATGGGGTGATCCGGCGGAAGACTTCTATGACGGCCGATTACAATCTGTAATGCTTTACGACAAAATTCTTACCACTACGGAGAAAACGTTTCTCTATAACTCTGGTAATGGAAGATCATATGCCGAAACTACTGGTAAAATAGAAACAAAAATTCAATATAGTCGGCTGAGTCAAGGAGTATAATATGTCAAATCCTGGAGGTTCATCTCTAACAGCATGGTGGAAATTAGATGAAGCAGCCGGTCAAAGTCGTTACAATTCAGTACCTGACGCCGGAGCATTAACTTTGTCTGATTACAACACGGTTGGCTGGAAGGTCAACGTGGCGCGCCCCTTTAATGGCGGTTCTGCTGATTTTGTCGCCACAGGTCTTGATTATTTACGTAGTCTTGATAGTTCAAATCTGCTTCGTCCAGGTAATAATTCCTTCTCTATGGGACTATGGATAAAACCTCATAATGTAGGAGCGGCCGCAACAATAATGACGAAATGGAATGCCTCCGGTAGTGCTATGGAATATGCAATCGGGATGCATTCAAACGGCAAGGCAAGACTTGACATTCATGACGGATCAACCGGCTATGTGAAATATTGCGACCCGGTTCTTATGACTAGTAATAATTGGTATTTTGTTACTGCTTATTATGACGCAGTTACTAATCTAATCAAAATTGGGACCAATAATAGTTGGAGTTCACTAGCGGGGCCATCTGGGGGTATAGCAGTTACTTCGGCGGACTTTTATCTTGGTAGGAGTCAGAGTGGAATTTATGGTTATTTTGATGGTTTGATGGCCGATGCTTTTTTCTATAACCACCGTCTACTTACTCCCGCAGAATGGACTTGGTTATACAACTCTGGCCAGGGTCGTCGGTATGAGGACACAATTGAGACACCACCACCGGTAATCACTATTGAGACTCAAGTTGTAATTCCTTTAATACACGTTTTCAATAGTGATCTTGAGCCAATAGGTATAATAGAAAACTATTACTCTCTAAATTGGGCGGAGCGATACAACGAGCTCGGAGACTTTGAATTGGAATTACCAGTAGAATATATTCCTACGGGTGGTCAAAGTGATGAATTGATGACTTTTGGTAATTTTCTATATATTCCGAATTCCGATAAACTTATGATTATAGAAGACCTGAAACCGTCATTTACGGATGAAAAAATAAGCCTATTAGTTAATGGACGATCTGCTGAGAGTATACTTGAGAGGCGAGTTTTGTTAGACCCCCTCACTTGGTACGCTCCTGCTGAGTCGTTAGTTTATGTTCTTGTTAATGATCATGTGCGAGACCCACTTGATGCGGACCGAAAGATTTCTCTCTTCAATACCGCAAACGACGCCTTCTGGCCCCCAAGTATGCCACTAAATCGCTGGGTTAATGATCAATGGGACATACAAAGTATCTATGGAATTATTGAATCTGTCTGTAAACTTACTGATCTTGGTTTTAAAATAGTGGTTGAAGATCTTCATGCTGCGGATTCTGAGTTATATTTCCATGTGTATGAAGGTACAGATCGTTCATCCGGGAATGGAGAAAATGATTTGGTAATATTTTCAGAGACGTATGATAACGTTATAGCTAGTTCGTTTTACTCATCAGAAAAGGATAAGGTAAACACAACCTTTGTGGTTACTGAACTAATTCCAGGTGACCCAGATGAAGAACCCACTGTACAAAGATATTTTGTATGGGATGGCGGGTCAGACGAAGAAGCGGGAGGAACTGAACCTACTGACTTGGATAGATATGAGAGTTTTCTAATAGGCACCATAGATAAAGATACGAATGATGACGACATAGACGATGTGACTGCTGCCGACATATTACTCATTATTCAAAAAAGAGGAGAGGAAGTAATAAAAGAAGCTGCTCCTATTGGTATCTTCGAAGGAGACTTTGACACTCGAGGATTATTTAAGATTGGTGAAGACTTTTTTATTGGTGACATAGTTCAATGCGTTATGCACGGACAAGATCTAAAGGCTCGAATAATCGAGGTAGTTCGTTCATATTCTGCCGAAGGCGAAAAAGTTTATGTCGCTTTCGATTTCTTGGTATAGGAGACACAAATGGAACAAGTTATTTCAGTCTGGCTGCTAGGTAGGTCCGCCAGCATCCATTTGGGTGTGCTAGCGTTCCTTTTAGCGGGTCTATATATTCTTCAGTTTTATCTTGCGCCCCCAATTTTCGAAATGCCCCGGAC